TGACAGGGCGCAGATTACAACGACAATGAGGGTGTGCAGGTGGTCGCGCATTACCTGATGGAAAAGGCTCCCCGATTCGGCGTTCTAGGCCATCATTCTGCGCACATTTCTCACATGCCACAGATGTTCCGCCACCTAATACAGCCATCCATTTAGCATTGTCAATACCCGCTTCTCTGTATCTTGCAGTAGCCGCAACATTCATAACACGGCTAGATTCAGTCACAGCAATAGTTAAAGCCCGGGCAGGACTACCCACTACATCCTCAATTAACTTAGCGGCCTTGCGTGGTGAGTATCCTGCGCGGATAGAGTCAGCAAGGGCTTTACCAATTAGTTCATAACCTGTTTTATCTAATCCCGCAATAACGCTGCCTGTATTTTCTACCAAAGCCTTAAATGCTGTCTTAGGTTTTAAGATGAGTGCGGTTGCTTTATCGCCGGGCTGCCATTTAGACCAGTCAATCACGCCTATGTCGTCAGCCTTTTTGAGTTCGCGTTCCTCATAAATAGCCTCATCTGCCGCCGCTTCTCCTGTAACAAATGCCTCAGCAAATAGGCGAACAAGCGCGGTGCGCAGGGCCTCGTTATAAAACTTTACATTCATGATTGCCCATGCGTAGGCTCGCGCCCTATCCTGAGCATTGTTATCAGAAACCGCAGGTGAAGTGCTTTGGTACATCTCAAACACTTGTCTTGCGTCAATAGATTGCCGTAAAGCCGCCCTTATCTTGACTGCATTCTTAGCGGAAATGCGCCCATCTACTTGATGTGCGCCCCACATTAGTCGAGGTAGGCTTTCGCTAACGCCCTTGCAGTTTCAAGGTCGCCATCAAATGCGCAACGATTCAGGGCCTCACCAACGATAGGGTCGAGTGACTTAAACTCAAAGAGTCGCGCTCGCTTACCCTTGCTAACCCACTTCATAAAGGCTTTAACCTCGTCAGCGGTTTCTCTGTCCACCTCGTCTTGGATTTCTTCTTCTTCCTGAGGCGTGGCTTCGGTCTGTGGCTTTGCGCCAGTCGTATTTGGTGTTGTAACCTCTTGGTTAGGGGTTTCGCCGTCTTGTGACAGCGTGGGGGCAGATGCGAGTTTTGCCGCATCAATGATTCCGTCAGGGCTGAATAGATACATGCCCGCGCCAGCCACCAAAATAGGCATGTCTGCTTGCGGTGTATCCAGTAGAGGCAAGCCTAGTTCTGAGCGGCGTTCGTTAATTGTCTTGCCCGCTGATGTGACCTCAATCTGTGACTTACGGGCATTAGCCTCGTCATCATTTCGCTTTGATGTCATTAACTTAAACTCTAACTCGCGTGGCATTCCAAGGTATGCGTATGAGAGTTGTGTAATCATCTTGTTAAGCCATAGGACTAGAGGCTGTGCGCCAATTGCTTCCGCATTTCCGGCCTTACCTGCCTCGTAACCTGCTCCACCTAAGCCACCCTTTGCGTCATAACCGATTTCGGTTGGCTGTACGCCATAGTGACCGCAAATGCTTTGGATGAGATAAAGGTCAAGGGTGTCCTTAAACTTCTCGCCGTACCCGTCAAGTTGAACAGGGTCCATACCTGCGGGTAACAAACGAGAACGCTTGCGTTGTTGAGTCTGACCAGCAAGGTCATCATTAAAGATGTTCTCATACGCAAGTAATAGGTCAGGGTTGTTACCGAATGATAAATCGGTCTTAAATAATAACTCAGGTGTAACGCCATCTGTGTATTCAGCGCGTAGCCATTGCTGACGGCGTAGGTAAATGTCTGCAAGAGGCAAGGCTCTTTCTGTCGGTGACATTCCGTACACCGAAATAGTCCGGCGATTGCGAACCATGTAAGCCAAGTCATCTGATGTGAATTCACCATCTGCTTTAGGGTCATCGTTGTTAGCGGAAAACTCTGAGCGAGGGAAGCCGTAAAGGATTTGTTGGAAGGCAGGGGCCGGGGCCATAGGGCGCATACCTCTATCATCGAGCAAAGGCTTAATTGTGCCGCCATCTAGGATTTGCAAGCCGTATAAATCTCCACCAACAGTCTTTTGAGGCCATACTGCCCACGCGTCAATCACAAGGATTTCTTCTAGGGCAATCATTAGCCAATCAGTAAAGGTCAGGCCATTTGACTTGTCAGGGTTTTCCCAAAAGGTACGAACGCGGTCAATCTCATCATTAAACTTAGAGCGGGCCTGAGCCATTGCGCGTACATGGTCAGCACCGGACTCTTTAGAAATCTTCTCTGTTGCATCCTGACCTAAGACAATATCCCATTCGAGGCCAGTCACCTTACCTTTGATAACCTCGATACAACGGCGCAAGATGTCAATTTGGTCTGCGCTCGCACGAAGGGTCTTAAAAGGTACAAAGCGTGTCTCAGTAACATTTATGTTTTGCGCAACCTGATACTCATAGCGGCGCGGGTCAGGGCGACCATCAGCACGAAGCGGGTTAATTGCACCCGGCGTAATAGGATTTCCCGGCCCAAATGGAACCATAGAAAGCCAAGGGTTTCGTGGCAACGCCTCAGAGTTACCGTATGACTGTCCTAATGCACCTGCTTGGCGCATTTCTTGTTCGGTCATAGTTACTGCGCCCGCAGGTAGTCCAACAGAACCTTTTTCTACATCTGCGCTTGGACCTGCAATTGCCTTTGCGATACGGTCACGAAGACCCATGTGTATCTCCCTTTTGTTTTACAAACAGCCCATTAGATTGAGTGTTTGGTAATCCTTTATGCTTCCAAATGCTCCAGCGGCAGAAAGTGTAATGTCAGTGCTTGCATTTACAACTCCAGTCAGCGTTGGCGCACCATTAAATACTAATACGCCTGAGCCTGTCTCGTCAGCCACAACTGTTCGTAGGTTATCGCTAGTTGGAGTGCCTAGCCATGTTGCAACGCCTGTGCCTAAAGATGAGATTCCTGTACCACCATTAGCCGCGCTAACAGGAGTGCTTAAAGCAATCGTGACTGTACCTGAGGTGCCGCCGCCTGTTAAACCTGTGCCAGCGGTAACGCCCTCAATGTCGCCGGGTAGCGAAATAGAACCGCCAAGGGATACGGGTGTGCCATTTATAGTGATTGCGCTATTTGTAAGTGACGCATTTGCAATGTTAGAAAGCGTATTGGTCGAGCCGCTAATGGTTTTATTTGTAAAGGTGTCAGTAGATGATGCAGTCACACCATTTAGAACGCTAAGTGAGTTCCAAGCAGATGAGCCGTTACCAATCTTAAATTTACCTGTATCAGTTTCATAACCAAACTCACCTGAGGCAAGAACGGGATTTGCTGCGGTCCATTGCGCGGCAGTTCCACGCCTAATCTGTATCTGTGTTTGGACTGCCATTACGGTGTTCCCCCTTCAAGGACTTGAGTTGTGACGGTATCAAAATACCCGCCATTGTATGGAGCGATTGAGTCAGGCTGACCACCATCTGCATCAGTTACTTCTGTATTGCCGCCAACTGCTTCCCAAGCCGTACCTGTGTAGACCTGTAACCCACTTGTTAGGTTGTAATACAAATCTCCTGCTTGCAGCGTTGGTATAGATGGTGCTGACGCTGACGCAAATACATTTACAGGTACTAAGGCTTGACGGCTCATTTATTTACCTTAAGCCTGTACGACTACACGATACTGATTTAATGTAGGAGCGACAGAGAATAGAAGTGTTGCTGTGTTTGTAGTAGTGTGTTGAACATCGCAAAATACTTCTGCATAAGTGCCAGTTGCTTCGTAAACAGTCACTTGGATGTCGCGAGTTCCTAGATTGTGCGTAATTGTGTAAGAAGTCGCTGAGCCATCGCCAACATTTGCGGCGTACTTACTGACTACTACTGCGCTGTCAATTGCAACAGTATTAGTTAAAACGCTAATACCATTACCTGCACCTACGGCTAAATCAGATGTGATGTTTAAGCCTGATGTAGTAGCAAGTTTAATCTTTGCGCCGCTTGCACCTGTTTCGAGACCCTTGCCGCTTTCAGGAGCAAAAGAAAATACAGAGCCAGTAAGAAGAACGCCATTATTGGCTGTGTATGTGCCAGCACCGCTGAATTGTGTCCAAGTGATGTTAGTAGAACCAAGAGTTACAGGCGCGTTGTTAGTACACACCCAACCTGTATCAGCATTAACTGTTCCCTGTTCTACGAATACATAGGCACTTGGAAATTCTGAACCATCGTTCATGTCAGTAGAGCGAGTTGGCGCACCTGAAGCATTTACAGTATAAATACCGTTAGCGGTTGCGTCTGTCTGATTTTTAATCAGAATACGATTGCCAGTAGCAAGCGTGATGCCGTCTACTACTTGACCGTTAGCAAAAGCGGTTGCAAGAGTGCCGTTTGTTGTTGTTGCTGCAACTACTGAGGCCTTAGTATCTAATCCTTGTGCTACTGAATCTACATAGCCCTTGTTAGCCGCGTCTGTGTCTGCGCTTGGTGTTGCAAGAGATGTGAGTTTGAACCCCGCCATTGACAAATCTTGTGAAGGAGTAAATGCGTGTGTGTGGTCTTCTTTAGAAGGTGTGCTTGCTGAACCCGCTGAACCTGCGGCACCGCTGATTGCATTAGGTGTTGCTGTACCGAGTGCAGGTGTTCCGTGTGTATGGTCAGCGCGAGCGTAATCAGTAGAAGTACCGTTACCGCTTGCTGCACCGTATGTTGTCTGCGCTGTTACTGTTCCAAAAGCATTAGTCTGTGTCCAAGCAGAACCGTCTGAGTAATAAAATAGTTTTGTGTCAGTAGCATAAAAAATAGTTCCTGCATCTACTGTATTTGCGGCAGGGCGTGAAGCAAGCAAACCTGATTGGACGGCATTACCCGCGACTTCCCAACGAGTACCGTTGTAAATGTAGAGTTGATTATCTACGGTGTTGTAATAAACCTGACCCGCGAGAGGTGTTGCGGGTGCTGTTGCAAGGTTCTGAATTACCGCATTTTGCAATTCGTTCTTGCTGAGGTCAATGCTTACTAAAAATTTGCGGGCCATTTTTATCTCCTAGACTATGTACGCAACACCGGTGAATGCACCTGTAAAGGTTATC